AAATGCGCTTCTAAATGCGTTCTTAATGCCCTCCGCTATCGTATCTATGCCAACCTTGAACATATCCCAGCTCTGTTTCATATAGCCAACCTGTTTTCGTACCTCATCGGCTACCCAGCTAATCGCCCGAGCAAATATATTAATGATTGCGATAATAATCATTATTGCGGCGACTACGGCTAATATTGACCCGACAATTATTACTCCTAATATAATCCCGACTACTTTAAGAGTAGGTATTAACCAATCCTTATTTTTATTCCAAAAATCAGTAAGCACCCGAATTAGATCATCCCATAGTGCTTTAATCACTTTTAACAGCGGTACAAATATCGGCTCTAAAAATTTCCATATGTCCTCAAGCGTCTTTTTAACAATCTTTAGCATATTGTCCCATCCTCCGACGCTCTTTGCGACTTCATTCAAAACCCAGCCAATTGCGGCCCCGATTGCTATAAAAGGAAGAAGCGGAGCAAGTGCCGTCCATATTGAAGCCCCGAGTCCTATAAATGCTGGTATCAAGGCAAAAGTTATGGCTCCTGCTATAATCGGGAAATTGTCTTTCATCCACCCGAAAACATCAGTAATCCATTTCATTATCTTGTCTTGATTATCGTTTAGAAACGTGATCAACCCGTTAATCGCACCCTTTACCTTATCAACGAGTCCGCCCTTAATAATATCTCCCGTTTCAGATAGTCCTACCAATTTTCTAACCGTCATCCCTGCCGTGTCCATAAGAGTAGACCAAACTCCTCGTAGTGTTTGTGCCCCCTTATCCATTCCTTGGTAGAACAATCCGCCCTTTTCCGTTGCCGATACCATAGCGTCTCTTACCATATCCGCCGATATCTTACCTTTTTCCATTTCGTCTTTAAGCGTCGCCATAGATTTACCCGTTTTTTGAGATATAATCGTCAACGGATTAAATCCGGAGTTAATCATCTGTAATAGATCCTGCCCCATCAATCGTCCAGTAGAAGAAACCTGCGAGAAAGCAAGTGTTAACCCGGCCAGCTTATCCTTGTTCCCCATTGATATATCGCCGAGCATTTTTAGGTTCGGTATAACCTTTTCGTTTGATATCCCGAAAGATAACATCGTTTGAGTTCCTTTTGCGAGATCCGCTGTTTCAAACGGAGTTTTTGCGGCAAAGTCGTAAAGGTCCTTAAACATTTTAGATCCGTTCTCGGTGCTCCCCGTAAGCACATCCATAGAAGACCGTAGCATTTCCATATCACCAGCACTTTTAATAGCAAAGAGACCGGCTGTGCCTACTGCGGCCCCGGCTATCATAAGTCCTCCCATCAATCTTCGGGAGGCCCCTGTTGCGCTGTCCATATAACCCGAAAGAGAATGTGTGCTTGATTTTGCCTCGCTTATGCCTTGTTTGAAGCCCGACACATCCGCTTTGATATATGCTGTGACATCTCCTACATTAAGCATTTTGTCTCCTTGTTGCCTGCGCCTCTGACATTATGTCTTTTAATCTGTGCAGTCCCTCACGATCAAGCTCCGTCTCCAAGTAATAAGGTTTTTCTTCTTCGATCATACCAACCAAACTTTCTTCAAGCTGACCAACGCCTCGAGACTTTTCGGGATCTATCTGATAAGTCGGCTTCGGGTCATTGGCAATACGGAGCAAAAACAAATTTTCTTCTGCTCTCAAGTTATTAATGTTCGCCAGATAAGCCTCGAGAAGAGGGTAGGGCATACCCTCTATCTCTTTGTGTGAGAACCCGTAAAATCTTGCAATTCTCGCAAACGGCTCAATTATTTTTTTTTTGCTAAGTCTGATTCCCCGACTACGTACTGAACAAATGCCTTGATCTGTTCCGGCGTCCAATCTGCGTAAATCTCGGCTGGCAATTCTGGAATAATCTTAGCGACCTCCTCGCCAAAAATAGCAATAACTTTTTCGGCGTCCTCTTCATCTCCGACCATTTTACCAATCTTGTTGAATACCCCAAGTTTGGAAGCTGGTGGAGCTTGAAAAGTATAAACTTGACCTTTAAAGGTGATGTTCTTTTCCGTTAATTCATCGAGGTTTAACATATCACTCATACTATCTACTCCTTATAAACTTAACTAATGCAACTCTATAAATTCCGAAGAATTTTATACAGTTGTGTCTCCGATGGTAGCAAGATAGTTACCGTCGGCGTTGGTTTCATTAACCAATGACATAAACTCTACTGCAACGACGGATTCCTCATCCTTTTTGTAAGGAAGATTTACCTCGCCAATTGAAACAGCGCTCCACAAAACAACATCCTCTTCGATGTTTCCAGCCGCGTTAGCGATTGGGTGGAGAACAAGCCTTTTAGCCGCAGAGGAAAGCCGATATCCCGCTTTTCTCCCGATCGTAAGCTTGTTACGGCCTCCAGCGGTTGATAACGTACCGGCTGGGATAGCATTTTTAACATTAGCGGCGGTTCTTTCTGCCAAAGGAACTTTAGCTGAAAACGCCTCGGCTACTAATACTTTATCCGGAACGCCAGTATAGGCGTCAACTTCAATGTCTTTGAACTCGGGCTTGTAAATAACTTCGACTCCGCCTTTGGTGTGACCTAAATCAACGCCATCCAGAGTAACGCTACAAACGCCCATCTTAACATTAGTCGATTGTCCCATTTGTGCCTACCTTTCTGCGCTTCGGGTTATATTATTATTCTCGCACCTTTAGTCTATAATTACAAGATATTTCGAATCTGTCGGCCTCATCTCTTCCTATCGAAGTTGGCTCTTGTAACGCCTCAATCAAATAAACGTAAGATGTCGTCAACGTAACATTAGAAAGCTTGTGTAATTCTTCGTAAATATCAAGCGCCTTTTGTTTGGCCGTTTCATAATCGTTATCTGATCCTCTTGTGATAATCTGAATAGTCGGCTCCTTGATCGGTAGTTCATTATCGGGAGCAAATCCTCCCGTATCTAAAATCGTTACACAAGCGTCCGGTGTTGTCGGTTGAGTCGCTAAAAATATATCAGTCCCTTTGGTCCCGATCCCTTTTGTAACTAAATAATCTGCTATTTCTTCTATTAACATTATATTTTGCCCTCCAGTACCTTTTTAACTTGTGCGTCTATACCTTTTTTATAAATATGTGCTTTCATCTTCAAGGGTGTTTCTAAATACTTACCACGTCGGCCTTTTTGAAAACGATACTCGGGATGTTCGTGTAATCTCGCCGCATAAGGCGTATTATAACCGACTCCGATCTCCATCAAGTTTCCGCTTCCTTGAACTTTCGATACTTTTCCCGATCCCTCAAGTGTCCCGACATCGTGAGGCACGATCTTAACGGATTCCTTTAACAGATCCCCTCCTGCCTCTTCTAACGCAAATTTAACGGCTCTTTCAACCCTACCCCCAGCAATACCAAAGTTCGTTACCAGTTGCTCTATGCCCTTAAATTTGATGTTTATACTGTCCATTAGATCGCCTTTAATAAGACCTCTTGATGAGAGTTGCTGTTAATAAAATCCTTTGCGGATGTTTGAAACACTTTGTAATTTCGGCCGTTATATGTAAACTTATCGTCGTTGTCTATGTCAACTGACGGCTCAATGAAAGCCGTAGCGTCGATTTGTATTGTGTCGCCTTGAGTGTTCTTTATAATCTTAATCTTCTCATCGACTCGACACTTAATATTGACGGCCGTCGCATAGGTCGGCTTAGAATATGCGTCGGTCCCGGTCTTCTTTATCAACTGTGCCGATTGTGTAAGATAGTTTGTAACCATCAGTCCCCCCAGTAGCCGATTTTCGATATAAATCCGCTCAAAAGGTTTTCCGCCTCTTTCGGCATTGGCACGTCTTGAGTCTTCCCATCAAACGTCTCTGATAGTTCGCCGATAGAAAATGATTTAACTCCCTCCGCTTGTAATTGCGCTCTTGATCCTTGAATGTTACCCTTTATAATCCATAAAGCGATCTCGCATTGAGCGTGCTTAATCTGCCTCGGTACTTCCTTTATTAACCTAAATTGAGATGTTGAATCAATCGCTACTGAAAAAGCGGCGCAAGTAACCGTTCCCGTAGATCTAACAAAATCAGTAATCTGTCTTTTCTCATATTTATTGGTCCCGGCTATAATCTCAACACATCCGTAATTCCAGTAGTCATCCGGGTAATTATCCTTATTCTGTAATCCAGTCGAAACAAGAGTCGTAGTTGATCCCGACTCGGCCGTACCGCTGGCTGTTTCTACGTTGCTTCTCGGAAACGATAACTTTTGTTCGTTACATAACTTTTGTTCAAAAAAACGGAGACGATCTATAATCTTTGTCGCCATCCTTAATGCTTGCTCTTTTAATGCGTCTGCGGCCCCACTCCATACAGTATCTCCATAATAGAAACTTGAAAAATACTCGTTGGCTTCCGCGAGTGTTGCGTAAGTGTCGGAGCTTCTTCCTGCTGGTGTTGCGTCAAGTGACATATAGTCCCCCTCTCTATAATTCTTCGAGTACCTTTACTAAAGACTCAACTGTCTTTTTCATTGTAAAATTTTTGGCGTAACTTGCTATCTGTTCTGGTCTAAATTCTCTGCCTTTATTATAAACCTCTTTTAGTTTTTTTGCGAGGTCTTTGACATCACACTTTACAAAATATCCCACCTCCTCGTCTATGTGATCATAACGGGCCGGAACCATCTCTGTTTCTACATCAAACATAAACTCGGGATTAAAATACTCGCTTATTCCGTGCGCGTTTGGTGCTATAACGGGGATCCCTGTCGCCATCGCTTCTAAAGGCGGTATACCAAACCCCTCCCCACGTGACGGATAAACAAAACAATCCGCCCTCTTCATCAATTCAAATAATTGCTCCTGCGTGTACGCTTCGTTAATGACCTCGATATTCTTATACTCCCCTAAATAAGGTATCTTCTGCCCGTGTTCTCTTGCCACCGTCTTAAATATCATCTTGACGGGTTCGTCGGTAAAAGCTAATTTCCAGGCCTCAAATAGTTCGTGCCATCCCTTTCTAATAGTAAATGCCTCATAATTCAAAAATGTAAATACGTCGTGCTTGGGCCGATCTACCAGCTTAAACACTTCGTCATTATAACCAAGATTCACGACTTTTATTTGTACCTTTACACCACAACTCTCAAAAACTCTTTTCCCCCAATGTGTCGGCACCAGTATAAGATCATAGGCGTTCAAAAGCGGGATCCACGAGTCCGGAATCCGATCAGTCTCAAACATCGTGTAGCAAACCTTTTTCTTAGCGTGCGCCCATTTTAAATTTGTCGGATATGAGTAGACTAAACTAATATCTGATTTAGTTGTCTTATAATCAAACTTATCTACTAACTCAATCCCGGTTTTCTTCAATCCCTCAATCAGAAAGTCCTTTGATACTCCATAACCGTTATTAAGATCTCTAACTGTTATTAGTTCTAACTTCACGTGCGCTCCTTTGGCTAAGTGGGAGAGATGAGGCTCGAAGCGCGAAACCTCACGCACCCCCCACCCAGCCAAAGGCTGGGTTTATGCTATGTAAGTATTTTACAAGCTAATTCTTCACGAATGGTTTTTACACCGTACAGTACGTCGATCGTTACCATCCAACCACCTTTAGAGTGTTGGTACGAACTCATTACACGAAGCCCTACGCCATCAGCGTCTGCGTAATAAGCGGCCGGTGCTCCTTGACCCTGTGGCAAAGCCAATGGTCGAGTTACAAGAGCAAAAGCGTTCTTGTGGAAAGCTACGTTCCAAGTGCTAACTGGAGATGTTCCAGTAGTCTTAACCCCTTGACATTCGAATAGGTCGAAACCATATCTGCGTCCAAGGTTAGCCTCAACAAGAGCGGCCCCGTTTTCAGCGTTCCAGTTTGAGCTGGTAAACTTCTCAAGCTTCAAGAGAGCGGCGGCGTCTTTAGCGGACAAAACGATATAACGGTTACCTTGTGGAGCTTTTGAGTCGGTGAGTTTCTTTCGAGCGTCAACGATATCATCAGAATCCATATCGGTCCCGGCTGATCCTACGCTGTTTGTGCTTACGTCGGTATAAAGCGCAAGAAGAGCACCGTCAATATCTTCTGCCATCTTAGCTATACCCTCATTCATCAGATCTTGCTGATAGTCGGGTTTTGCCAAGAACTTAGCTGGGTCTTCAATCAAGAACGCAATATACTTGTGTTGGTCCAAAGTAACTTCCACTTTTGCGTCGTTAATCTGATCAAGCGCATAATCGGTTCCAGCGGCCTTAGTCTGTACTGTCAAGCCAGTAAGCTTGTTGATTCGAACGGTGTCGCCATATTCGGCAACTTCATTGTCATAGTCTCTTCGGACTAGACGAGCGATCATCGTGTTGTTCTTAAGATATTCAAGAGTAGCGTTTGCAACTACTACTGGAATACCATCGGCAACATCGGTTTTTTGGATTGGTGCATTTGTAGGCATTTTATCCTGTCTTTCTACGCTCCGAAATTATTAATCTTCTACTACTCGTCCCTCGGCAAATGCCTTAGGAATATCGTCCTTATGTTTCGCATAAAACTCTGGATTCGTGACTTCGGATCTTCTGTAAATCCTTTTCCCGTCCGGTGCTTCGTCGCCGTTCTTTGGAGGATTTGATCCTCCGCCCATCGACTTATCTTGTGCTCCGAATAGGTAATCCTTTTCGTCTTTCAATTTACTTACAACCTCGTCCATTCCAGCTATGGTGCCATCGTCAGATACAGTTATGCCACTCAAATCAGCGAGCCGGAAAGCGTCATCTACATTGACTACGCCCTCTTTAAGCGCTAATTCTGAAAACTTAACTTTTTTCAAAGCCGTTTCGTGCTTCGACTTAAGTTCGGCGAGTTCTGCGTCTTTCTTTTCTGATAGCTCCTTGTACTGTTCGTTGTCTTTTAACTTCTGATCATCAGCCGCCTTTTTCTCGTCTTCAAACTTTTTCAAAAGGTCTTTAGCCTCTTTCAAAGCCTTACGAGATTCGGCAAACTCATTGTAAGGAACTGTCTCCGGTAATTTCTTACCATCGCCTTTGTCGTCTCCCTTATCGTCGTTATTAGGTGCTGGTGGAGTCTGACCCTTATCTTTGTCTTTGTCATCTCCGCCGTTGTTCGCTGGGGGTGTTTGCCCCTTGTCGTCTGTATCTGCCATTTTGGCCTCCTCTAGTTATAAGTTACTACCTAGTACATCGGTTTGTTAAGCCAAACCGTAATGCTGACTTAATTGTAGCAAACAATGTTAACATATATCAAGTGTTTTTATTTAACTACAAATCCCGACTCTTTAAGAGTCTTTGTCGATATTGCTTTATTAGATCTCGAAAGCTTTTTAAACTTATCTGCGTTCTCATCATAAAACGGAGAATAGGGGACTGATCTGTGCCGACAGTTCGGCCCGAAAATATGGTTGCTTAATGATTTAATCTTTTCAAACGTCGGATATCCTGGCGTATTTCCAGTAAGAGAATATATCTTGCCCTCTACCAATGCGCAACTGTCGCAAGATGTCATATGTGCCGACACTTGAACGAGATCGTGCCCGTTCTCCATCATCGTATATTCCGCTCCTAACCTTTGCGTCTCGGCCATCTTCGTCCTTGTTAACATATCGGCGTAAGTATCTAACTGCCATCTCTTCCCACCTTTGTCAACGAGCGACGATACCCCTTGCTTTGATAAAACGTCTTGAACCTGTGCGACAACTTCCTTTCTGCCCGATCCCTGTACTATTCCTTGCCCGATTCGGTCCATAATTTCTTGCTTGTCTACCATCCTCAATGTTCTCTCAACGTCTTTTCTTACGAACCTCAAAGCCTCCGCAAATGACGAATACATATCGTCCGCTATAACCTTAACCGCCTCCGTGTGAAGCATTGAAAACGTAAAATCTTCCGGCGATATACCGATTGCCTTTAAATCCTTAATCGCTTGCTGTGCCCCTACCTTATACTCTGTGGGGACATTCTTTTCAATCCACGTCTTAGTACTACGATCAAGGTTTTCCAATTCGGCCTGCACCTGCGCCAAAAGTGCCGCCTTTTGAAAGTTATTACGTCCATAAACATTATTTACGGATATCGTTTTTAGAATATTCAAATAGCCGTTCTTATATATCTTAACCAGTCTTGCAATTTCTCGGCTATTAGTGGGATAAGC